CATCGTTTGAGGACGTGGAGGGCGAAGCTGAGTACGCCGACAAAACCATCGCCCGACTGGTGGGCAACAAAAAAGTGATGGTCGGTGCGAAGCTGCTTAGCACCTCCGGCGACTCGGTGGCCAACGCATATAAAAACAAACGCCAAGGCACCGCGCTGGCGCTGGCCTACAGGGCGACTGGCTGGCACCTCATATCGGCGTCAACGGTGACGCTGTACAAGGAGGGCGGTCGCCGCCAGGTCATGCTCACCAAAGAGCAGTCCGACAAGGCGAAGGCCGATTTTGCGAAGCAGTGGGCGGTACAGTGGACGGTAGCCGGGCCGCTTGTGGCGCCAGAGCTGGCTACTGAATGACCGCCGACCAATTCACCGCCCTGGCCCAGATCACTCAAATGCGCGCCGGGCCAGCACAAGAAGCCACCCGCCTAGTGCTGGTGAACGGCATCACCCAGGCCGAGGCCGGCAGGCGCACCGGGCTGAGCCCGCAGGGTGTCTACAACGCGGTGACGAGGGCGCGCAAGGCGATGGCCCTGGCGCAGATTGCAGGACAGTAGCCAAGACCCGCACCCAGCGGGTTTTTTTCGCATCAATGCAAATAATGCTTGCGTGAGTGCTCACGATACGATACACTGGAGCCTCACACCAACCAACCCCACCCCGGAGATCAACATGGACGCCATCAAATTCAAGACCGCCGCTCAAGCCGAGCAAGCCCGGCTGGACTACATCGACCGGACCTTTGAAAACAAATTCCAAGACGCCCGGTCCATCACCCGAATCAAGGTCAACGAGTTCGGCGGGTCAATGCCCGATGGCCGCGAACTGCCGCATTACTGGTGCGTGCAGTTTGGCGATTACGGCCCGTACCTCACTCACTGACAGCACCAGCCTAACCAGCCTAAAACCCCAGCCCGGCCCAAGCGCCGGGTATCGCAACCCAACCTACCGGAGAGCAGCATGAACTTTATCAATTGCACCGCCATCGTAATCCCCGGCACCAACATCGCCGGCGTCCAATACGGACGCCACCTCTCAGTCTACCAAGTCCCAGGGGGCTGGGCTGTTGGGCCGAGCTTCGGCCCGCGTCGGGTCAAAAAGCAAGCGAAAACGGGGAGCCCCGCCGTGTGGGCGTACCTACCCATGCATCTAGCGGGGAGCCCATTCATGGGCCGGATATAAAGTTCGGGGCGGGTGCAATGGCCGCCCAAACCGCAGCCCAACGCCAAGCCCAGCGCAAAGCCCGCCAGCTCGCCGCCGGCATGAGGATGTTTCGGCGATGGGCCCACCCTGACGACCACGGCCCGCTGAGTGAAGCAGCCGACGACCTGGAGCGCAAGCGCGCAGAGGCAGCCACCCTGCGCGCCAAGCCAAAATCTGATCACACCTGATCAGCAAGCAGATGCCGGACGGCGAACATGATGTTCACTTAACAGCATCCATGCGCTACAATACCGGCAGCGACAAAGTGGGACAGACACACCCCACATAAAAAATAGCGGCCCATTTGTGGGGGCAGCTCGCTCCAAAATTCATCAGGCCACCCATGCGGTGGCTTTTTGTTTGGAAAATCCCGGCACCATAAACTGACTCGCTGCACCGACTGGTGATCGGTTCTGGTGGGGAGGCAACGTCGGGCGGCAGGAAACCATCCGCGGAATGGAACTTGTGCCGGACCCAGGCCAACATTGATTACTCTCCGGTGGCAACCTGGGGGCCGTCACGACACAGATACTTTTCGCCGCTGGCCCTTGTGACCAGCGGCTTTTTTTTGGAGCTCGCGCCATGGGACGACGCCACGCCGCCCAGGCGATCGACTGGGACTTGATCCAGCGCGAGTACCGCCTGGGTCAGAAGACCATGCAGCAGATCGCTGCTGAGTTTGGGATCCAGACCAGCTCTATCAGCCGCAAGGCCAAGAAAGATGGCTGGGTCCAGGACAAGGGGCCAGAGGTCGCAGCCAGGGCCAAAGCAGTCCTCCTGCTAAGCAACGAGAACAAAGCAAACGCCAAAGCAACACCGACCCAGCTGGAGATCGAGGCTGCCGCTGAGGTGCGTATCGATGTGGTCCTGGGGCACCGAAAAGGTCTATCCAGGCTGCGCACGATCAAAGACAAGCTGATCGTTCAGATCGAGCAGGCGGTCGATAATTTCTCCGATCTGCACGAGCTGATCGACAGTCTGCGCAAGGCTGGTGAGGAGGCTGATGACCGATTTGTCGAGACGATGCGCCGCGCAATCAGTCGCCCGCAACTGATTGAAGATCTGAAGAAGCTCTCGGAGATTGACGAGCGAACGCGCAAGGGCGAGCGTGAAGCGTTTGCATTGGACGATGACGCAGACAAGAGCCAAACCGCAGTCGACGACCTGCTGCGCAAGATCAACTTGGTCGGCTGATGGCGCAGATGACAGATGACCAGCGCGAAGCAGCGCTTTTGCGGGTGCGAAACGATCTTCTGGTGCATGTCGCGTTCTGCGCGAAGGTCAAAGACAAGCAAGGCAAGATAGTTCCTTTCCGCCTGAACCGGGCTCAGCTCTTTCTACACGAAGCGCTGGAGCGACAGAAGGCCGAGACGGGTATGGTGCGCGCGCTGGTGCTCAAAGGGCGCCAGCAGGGCGTGTCGACATACGTTGGCGAGCGCTTCTATCACCAGGTCACGACGTGGTCCAAGAGCGCGTTCATCGTCGCGCACGAAGACAAGGCGACGACCAACCTGTTTGAGATGGTCAAGCGCTACCAGTCGCACAACCCGCTGGCGCCGAGCACCAAGAATTCCAACGCCAAGGAGCTGATCTTTGGCGCGATCGATGCGGGCTACAAGCTGGCCACCGCCGGCACAGATGATGTGGGGCGCTCCAACACCGCGCAGCTGATACATGGCTCAGAGGTCGGGTTTTGGCGCAACATGCAAATGCACATGGCCGGCCTGGGCAACACGGTGGCCGACCTGCCCGGCACCGAGATCATTTTGGAGAGCACCGGCAACGGGATCGGCAACGGATTCCATCTGATGTGGCAAGAGGCCGAGGCGGGCCGGGGCCTGTTCATCCCGATTTTTGTGCCATGGTTTTGGCAAGACGAGTACCGCTCCGAGCTCAAGCCCGACCTGGAGCTCACGCCAGAAGACGTGAGATACCAGCGGGCCTACAGCCTGGACATGCAGCAGATGCAGTGGCGAGCGAACAAGATCGCGACTTACGGCCGAGGTTTTGAGTGGCTGTTTGACCAGGAATATCCCGCCTCCAGCGCCCTGGGCTTCCAGACCGCCACGTTGAACCCGCTGATCAGTCCGCACGACGTGATGGCTGCTGTCAACAGCAATTTTCTGGACAGTGGGGCTCCCTTGATTGTGGGCTGCGACCCGGCGGGCGACGGTACCAACGAGGCCGATCGCACGGCGATTTGTTACAGGCGCGGGCGCATGGTCCCGCGCATCGAGTACCACGACGGCCTGAACACGATGCAAGTGGCCGGCAAGCTGGCCGAGATCTGGTGCGACCGAAGGCCCGATGCGATTTTCATTGACAAGGGCGGGCTGGGCGCTGGTGTAGTAGACCGACTGCTGGAGCTCAACATCCCCGTGGTGGGCATCAACAACGCAAGCCGTGCCACCGAGCATGAGGTCTACGAAAACAAGCGCGCCGAGATGTGGTGGCGAATGAAAGAGTGGTTTGAGGACCATCCTTGCCGGCTGCCAAACGACGCATCTCTGATCAGCGACATCGTCGGCCCGCAGCCGCGCGAGAGCAGCAACGGGCGAAAGCTGGTCGAGAAAAAAATTGACATGAAGGCCCGTGGTTTGCGCTCGCCCGACGGCGCTGATGCGCTCTCGCTGACATTTGCCCACCCGGTGGCGTTTCGCATCGATCCAGGCCTGATGAGCGCCTCGCGCGGCGCGCCGACATCGGCTGGCTACTGAAGGATCCCCATGAAAATTCACCGCCACTGCGCAAAGGTCTGCCCCCTGTGATGCAAGACCAGGACGATCTGGTGCTCGTGCTTTCGCCGGCTGATGCGCCCACGGCCATGAACGAAGACGGCAGCGAGCAAGCTGCGCGCGATCAGGCTGAGTACGACCAGGCGTCTGAGCAGCTGATGACGGGAGACGGTGCGCCCATTGGCAATTTCAGTGCGCTCGGCCAGGTGATGCTTGCTGAGTTTCGCCAAGCCGAGATGGACCGCCGCCCGACCGAGGAGCGCTGGCTCAAAGACCTGCGCCAGTTCAAGGGCCTGTACGACCCCGAGGTGCTGGCGCTGATCGGCCCCGACCGATCGCACGCGTTTGTGCGCAAGACGCGGGTCAAGGTCAAGACGGTTGACAGCCGGGTCATGGACCTGAAATTTCCCGCCGGCGGCAAGAGCTGGACGATCGACCCCACGCCCGAGCCGACGCTGAGCGAGGAGCAAAAGTCCGAGATTCTGAATCTGCTCAAAGGCCAGGCCAAGCAAGCCCATCAGGCCGCCATGCAGGAGATGCAGGCACAAGCCCAAGCCCAGGCCGAGCAGTCCGGGCAGAGCGCACCGCCTGCTGAAATGCTCCCTGTGCCCGAGGTCACACCTGAGCAGATTCGAGAAGCTGCGCTGGAGCTGGCAAAGCAGTCGGCCAAGCGGATGACGACTGTCTGCGAAGACCAGATGGTCGAGGCCAATTTCAAGGGCATCGTCAAGCAAGCGCTGCACTCGGGCCACCTGTACGGCACCGGTATCATCAAAGGGCCGTTGGTTGAGCGCCGCGTTCGCACCCAGTACACGAAAGAGAGTGGCCGCTGGGTTCACAAGAGCATTCAGTACATCCGACCGTTTGTGGACTTCGTGCCGCTGTGGCGCTTCTACCCCGATATGTCGGCATCGCGCCTGGAGGACTGCCGCTACGCCTTTGAGTGCCACCGCATGACCCACGCGTCGATGTCGGAGCTGGCCAATCGAAAGAGCTTTCGCCGTGACGTGATCACCGCCTACCTGCTATCCAACCCGAATGGCCAGGTCATGCTCAGCCAGGTCGACACCGAGCTGAAAAGCATGGGCGAGCGCAGCTCCAAGCAAGCCGATCCGAGTGGCATGTTTGACGTGCTGGAGCGCTGGGGCTACCTCACTGGCCCGCAGCTGCGCGAGGCCGGCGTCAACGTGCCAGACGATCGACTGCATGAGACGTTCTTCAGCAACGTGTGGCTGCTGCCCAGTGGTGAGGTGATCAAGGCGGTGTTGCAGCCCATCAACGGCGTGGTCTGGCCGTACCACATCTACTACTACGACAAAGACGAGACATCGATCTTTGGCGAGGGCTTGGCGGCCATTTTGAGAGACGACCAGACGATGATCAACGCGGGCACCAGGATGATCCTGGACAACGCCGCGCTGACCAGTTTTCCGATGTTTGAGGTGGTGCCCACGCTTCTCTCGCCTACGGAAGACCCACGCAAAATGGGTCCGGGCAAGGTGTTCCTGCGCAACGAGCGCAACCCCACGCAGCGCGCCATCGTGCCGGTCGAGGTGCCCAACGGCATCGCGCCGCTGGCCGGCATCGTGCAGCAGTTCGAGAACAACGCCGACGAGGTGAGCGCGGTGCCGCGCTACATGAGCGGGGAGAACGCAAGCCAAGGCGCCGCCGGCACCAGCTCGGGCCTGTCGATGCTGATGGGCGCGGTCAACATCGTGATCAAGGATTTGGTGGACAACGCCGACGCGATGACCACCAGCTTTCTGGTCAGCCTGTACCGCTGGAACATGCAGTTTCACAACGATGACTCGATCAAGGGCGACTACGACCCACGCGCCAACGGCACCGCCAGCCTGGTGGCCAAAGAGGTGCGTGCGCGCCAACTCAACGAATTCGGTGCGATGACAGCCAACCCGTTGGACGCCCCGTTCATCAAGCGCGGCCGGCTGAACCAGCTGCGCGCCGAGGCCAGCGAGCTGGTCGATGTGGTCAAGACCGACGAAGAGGTGGCCGCCGAGATTGATAACCCGATGGCCCAGGCACAGGGGGAGATGCAGCAGCGCATGCAGCAGCTGGAGCTGGCTGAGCGAGAGACAAAGGTGGCCCTGATCCAAGCCCAGACCGCCAAGCTGGGGATCGACGCGCTGCTGGTCAAGGCCAAGACGGTCGACATAAAAATCGAGTCGGTGTTTGCCGCCCTGCAGGCCGCAGGCATCGCGGTGGCCAACCCCCGCGTGGCGCCCGCTGGAGACGAGATCCTGCGAAGTGCCGACTGGCAAGACGCAACACCCGACCCATCGATCGCGCAGCTGGGCGGCCCGCCGGTGCAAAGCGAGGAGACGATGGCCATGGAAATACCTGGCACCGTTAACCCGCAGTCACCCCGCGTGGGCGCCCGAGCCGGCATTGAGACCGCTCGAATCGAGGGCATGGCATGAACGAGCAGCAGCTGCACAGCGCGCTCACTGACTGCGTGGACCTGGTTGGTCAGTACGCTGGATCAGGGGCCAGCAAGGCGCACATGGCGCTGCTGGACATCCTGATCGAAGGCTACAGGACCGACCTGGAGACAGCCAGGCCTGAATGCGTGGCCTCCCTGCAAGCTCGGGTCAAGCAGTGTCGACAGCTTCGCGATGTGCTGGACGGCGTGCCGCACGTCGACCCCCGGATTTAGACCAACAAACAAAGCAACCAACCCCTGACCGAGCAAGCCCCTTTATCGGGGCTTTTTTGCGTCAGGACAGTCGGCCTGGCAACAGGCTTTTAGAAGCCTGAAAAAGGAAATCTCATGGCAACCGCAAAACCAATGGCTACCGCAAAAAACCAGGCCCAGATCGACGATGACGAATACTCAAAGGCGTTCATGGAGGAGCAGGCCGGACCAGCCCAGATGACCGATGACGAGGCGTTCAGCGGCATGGGCATGGGCATGGACGATGAGAGCGGCACCCCCTCGGCTGAGGCCGACAGCGCTGTTGTCGTGATCGAGGGCGACGGCGCGCCAGAGGGCGAGGCCATGCAGGAAGACGAGGCCATGGCTGGCATGCAAGAGGGCATGGACAGCATGGTCGCCCCAGCAGCCGATGAAGACGAGGAGCCGACCGACCCGAAAGAGATCCAGCAAAAGAAGAGCTGGGAGGGTCGACTGAAGGCTCGCGAGGAAAATCTGCGCATGCGCGAAGAAGCCCTTGCCGGCGCAGACATGACCGGTGCGGCTAAGTCGGCCGAGTCAGGCGAGGTGGGCGACGCGCCCGCCGAAGCGATGGACCAAGCTGGAGACGCCGTGGTCGACATGGCTGCCGCGGTCAGCGCAGGCGAGATGACAGCAGAGCAGGCCATGAAAACCCTCGAAGAGGATTTCGGCCCCGAGTTCGTGCAGATGCTCAGCGTGCTGGTCAACGACAAGGCCGCCAAGGCCATGGACACCAGGGTGGGCGAGGTCAGAAAAACGGTGGATGAGCTGATCTCAGACCTGGTCAACGACAAGGCGCGCACGCACTTCGAGACGGTTGCCGAGGCGCACCCCGACTTTGCCGAGATCAACGGCAGCGAGGCCCTGACGGCCTACCTGGCAGAGCTCCCGGAGGCCGATCGCACGGCAGCCGAACAGGTGGCCGAAAGCGGCAACGCACGCCAGATCGTGAAGATGCTTGACGCCTTCAAGGCCTGGGCAAAAGAGCAGCTTAAAGCCAAGAAGGCTGCATCCGGCGATGACATGGATATGGACATGGACATGGACATGGGTGGCGGCATCGATGAGTCGGCGGCCGATGCGGCCGAGGGCGTGCGCTCTACCGGCCTGGCCCTGCCCGGCGCCCCTGACAAGGACGACTCCTACGAGGCGGCCTGGAGCAAGTTCTAAAACCAAATTCGGGCGCCTGACAAGGGCGTCCACAAGTCTGCCAAGGGGCTCTGAAAAGACTGCCTCACAGCCGGCGTAGCGAGGTGCGCCGGACACCTATCACCTCGCACTTTGGAGCACGACATCAGTCGCGCTGACAACCCGCTCTGGGACAAGCCGCAAGGCTCCCCGGATGAGCAGGTCGGTCTGCATACGGCACGAAACGAGTCATACCGCTCCTTCTGATCGGCGCCATTTCGGCGCTTTTTACCTTTTATCAGCAGGAATTCAAAATGCCTTCAACCGCCTACGGCGATATTTCGCCTCGCACCGCCGCTTACGCCGAAAAGGAGCTGCTCACGCGCGGCTTGCCCTACCTTGTCTTGGAGAAGTTTGGCCAGGCCAAGCCGCTGCCATCGAACTCATCCAAGGTGATGAAGTTCCGCCGCTACAACTCGCTGCCCACCACCCCGGTGGCACTCGTTGAGGGCGTAACGCCAGCGAGTCGCGCCCTGGTGGTGACCGACGTGACCGCCACGCTGCAGCAGTACGGTGACCTGGTGACCATCACCGACGTGATCATGGACACGCACGAAGATCCAGTTTTGCAAGAGGCCGTCGAGGTGCTCGGCGAGCAAGCCGCCCAGATGATCGAGAAAATGCGATTTGGCGTGCTGAAGGCGGGCACCAACGTGCAGTACGCCAACGGTGCCTCACGCACTGCGGTCAACACCGTGATCACCGTGGCGCTGCAACGGCGCTGCGTGCGCTCCCTAAAGCGCCAGAGCGGCCGCCCGATCACCTCAATCGTGCGCTCCACCCCGTCGTTTGGCACCGAGAACGTGGCCCCTGGCTACGTGGCGCTGATCCACCCCGACTGCGAGGCCGATGTGCGAGCACTGCCTGGCTTCACCCCCGCCGAGAAGTACGGCTCGATCACGCCGTTCGAGAACGAGCTGGGCAAGCTGGACGACGTGCGCTACATGAGCTCGACCATCTTTGAGCCCATTGGCAACGCCGGTGGCGCAGCGGGCGCGATGCTCTCGACCTCGGGCACCAGCGCCGACGTGTACCCGATCCTGTTCCTGGCCCGTGACGCCTACGGCATCGTGGCCCTGAAGGGTCAGTACGCCTG